TGTTTATGAAAATCCAACTAAAACAATTTTACGCGTTAACTAGAACTGAAAAACTAGAACATGTCAACATATTGAGGAAAATACCCTTCAAAGAATTAGAGGAGTACCAGAAGGCCATAGTGTACCACTGGTTCCAAGATTGGATGTTGGAAGGGTGGTCAATAACTAAAAAGAATTTTATTTCAATTGAAGATAGTTGATAATATCAAATAGTTCCAGTATATTTATTAATGATTTGTAATCATTTGATTTAATCCCGCCAAGGTTTCTCCCAGTCTCCTAGCGGGATTTTTTAATTCTAAGAAGTATTTATGATATGTAGGAAATGTAATATAGATAAACCAGTTGACCAGTACGATACCTATTTCCATTCTACTCAAAAGAAAAATAGAACTAGAAAGTATTGTAATACTTGTTTTATAGAACAAAAAAGAAAATACAGGGAAAGTATTAGAATGAAAAAGATAACTCAACCAGTGTCACCAGAACCAGCCACAATCGATTATAGTAATAATCCTGACTACTATTTGTGTGTAGGTTGTAACCAGTACAAATTATTGTTGGTAGATTATTATTTGCACAGAGGTGGAAAACCAATTACCAAAAGGTGCAAGGTTTGTCAGAAGATACAGGATCAACAAAGGGCGGATGAAAGTAGAAGGGAAAACGGTGGAAGTATGATGGTGCCACAAAAACCTAATATCTATTTCGATGATTACCAAAGACAGAACACCTTTGAACTAATGGAGTTGATGGGATATTTATATGATGAGGGTACTGGTATCTGGCATAAACCAGGTTGGAAAGAAATTATCAACGGAAAACCAGTGTTTGTTGTAATTAAAGAAAAGATGAAGAACAAACCCAAGAAGATTAAATCAAGAATAATGAACGAGGAGATACTACAAAAGATGATTGAGTTGAGGAAAAGAAAGTTGACTTATGTTCAAATTGCGGATAAATTAAATTTAAGTGATACCACTGTTAGAAAATATTTGGTAGAATATGGCGAAGACAGAACATATTAAAGTAGGGGAATTAGAAATACCATTAACATATTGGGAAATGTCCGAACAAGATAAGAATGACTTATGTCTAACTATAATGGATAGTATGTTAATTATATTGGATAGAAACCTCAACGATGGACTCAACAGAATGGATATATTAGATAAGATGTTAGAGTCCAGCATAATGGTCAACACACAACATGAAGAATATGAGATTTGTGAGGTGATGAACAGAATTAGAAAACTTATTAATGAATAAAACAATAGAACTGTTCATAACAAAAAACTACTATGAACTATTAAAGATAACCAAGAAGATAACAAAGAATCATGATTTAACTCAGGATTTACTACACGAAGTTATTATACAACTATACTCCAAAGAGAATATAGACTTAAAGTTTTACGATGACAGTAGTATCAAGTATTACATCGTATCAATTATTCGTATCAATTGGATAAGTAAAACATCACCATTCTATTATAAGGTCCGTAGGGAGTTTCTAAAGTACACAGACTTTATACATAATGTTGATACAGATTGTTTCTTTGAACTATCAGAAGACCAAAAGTACTTTGAAAAACAGAAATTATTTGATATATTAGAGAAAGAATATAGTGAACTAACATGGTTTCACAAATCTTTAATGGAATTATATCTAACCTTGGGTAGTGTAAATAAGGTAGCAAAACATACAGAGATACCCAAGTCATCAATAATCAAATACATTAAGGAGAGTAAGGACCAAATCAGAAATAATGTTATAGATAAATTAAAAGAAAATGAGTAACGATATTTTGGAAAAGTTTAATCAAGCAAAACAAGAAGCAATAGATAACCCACCAAAGAAAAAGAAAGGTTGTACAAGTTGTAAGAAGAAGAAAGAGGTTGTAGAATTACCACCAATAGAATTTACAGAAGAACCAGTGTATGTATTTGATGATGAGGATATTGTTAAGGCATATTACGAAATGGTAAGAAGGGAAGGAATTAAAGAGGAATCAAAAGTATTTATAAGTGGTGTGTATAAACAATTATTCAACGAAGAATTTATATTTGATAGATGTATGAGTTGTAAAAATACACAATACCATAAATTAAGAAACTATATCTTATATAAACTTAATAAAAGAATATAATGGAAAAAGAAAATAAAGGTGGTAGAAAATCCAACATAGCAACCTATGAGGAAAGGATACCCGAAGCATTTGAAATGATACTCTATGACAAACTCAGCTACACCGAATTTAGACAACAAGGGGCCAAGAGATGGGGAATCACAGAGCGTGCGGCTGAATCTGTTTGGAAAGAAGTTAAGGATAGACTTAAAGCAAGGTTTGACGAAAAGACGGAAGAAATTATCTCCGAACAACTTTCAAGGTATTTTGACCTACTTCAAAGGGCCAGAGAATCAAACAACAAAAGGGTTGAAAGGGAAACCTTAGCAGATATAAATAAACTATATGGATTGGAACAAAGAAAGATTGATATAACATCCAACGGAGAACCGATCAGTATTAATATAAATTTAACCGATTAAAAATATAATATGAAAAGAATAACATTACTATTTGGCAAAAAAGAAGAATTTACAAGAATGACATTATTCATGTTTATGGAACAAGAACAATTATTTTTAATGAGAGATTATAATTTATTGGATGTTCCAAATAAATTAGATATTAAACATAAAATCAAACAACATATTGAATATGCTGGTGATAATAATTGGAATGTAATTTCAACTTTAGAAAATTAAAAAAATTTAACCTAACTACTCGTAAAACTTCGTTTTTGACTATGTGTAACTGTAAAAAAAAGAAACAAGAAGAACCAGTGGTCATACCACAGACACCTGAACAACAACACGCAATTGAAATAACTAAGTGGAATGGTGGAATGAATATTGAAATTAAATTACCTGAACAAGAAAAAGAAACAGATGAGTAAAATAGAATTTATAATTCCAACTTACTCAAGAATCAATCATCTCATCACAATTCTTGGTTCATTTAAATCACAATCAAATCCAAATTGGAAAGCACATATTGTTGCCGATTGTCCACCAAGTGATATACAAGATAAGATTAATAAGACGATTGAATTTTTTGATGATGAAAGATTTAAATTAACTATTCTACCTGAGAGATATAATGATTGGGGACATACACCAAGACAATATGGATTGGATAACGCAACAGAAGAATGGGTGGTAATGACAGGTGAGGACAACTATTATGTTCCTGAGTTTGTAGATATAATGTTATCAGAAGGAAAGGATCATCACTTTGTTTATTGTAATATGGTCCATAATTGGATTAACAAAGATTACATACCATTAAATTCTGTATTAAAATTCGGTGGTATTGATATTGGAAACTTTATGACAAGGACCAATATGGCACAAAAGATTAAGTTAAGAAAGGACCATAAGTGGGCAGACTGGTTCTTTGTTGAGGATTTTCAGAATAAATATAAGGTTGCAAAATATAAAAAGGTTAACGGAGTATTGTATGTCCACAATTGATATAAGTCCAACCAAGAGACAAAGTGAAGCATGGAAATACCTCACAGATGACAAGACCAATATAGTTTTATTTGGTGGTTCAGCTGGTGGAGGAAAGTCTTGGTTGGGTTGTCTATGGATTACAACAATCTGTTTAAGATATAAAGGTCTAAGATGTTTGGTTGGTAGAAGTGTCTTAACACAATTAAGATTAACCACACTCAATACTTTATTTGAATTACTTAATACTATGGGATTAAAGAGTGGTGAACATTACAATTACAACGGACAAAGTAATGTTCTTACATTCTATAACAAGAGTGAGATTATATTGAAGGACCTTGCGTATAACCCATCTGATCCCAACTATGATAGTCTTGGTTCCTTAGAGGTATCGGCAGTCTTCATAGATGAGGCCAGTCAAATTTCGTCATTAGCGTACAACATCGTTAAATCTCGTATTAGATATAAACTAAATGAATATAAACTGATACCAAAAGTCCTGATGAGTTGTAACCCCTCAAACAATTGGATTAAAAAAGATTTTTATTTACCACATACACAAGGGAAGTTGGAAGACAACAAAATCTTTATACCCTCGTTACCACTAGATAATCCGTACCTCCCACCATCTTATATTGAAATGTTAAAGGAATTACCTCCACAACAAAGAAGAAGATTATTGGAAGGAGATTGGGATTATTTGGATGAGAGTGATAGTCTGTTCAAGTTTGATGAAATATCAAATAGTGTATTTAGATATAGTCCAAATACAACAGATAAAAAATATATGACAATTGACGTAGCAAGGTTTGGTGATGACAGGTCCGTGGTGATGATTTGGGTGGGTCTGGTTCTCGTAGAATGTCATGTCTATAGGAAACTATCAACCACAGAATTATCGTCCAATATACAGGACCTAATGCGTTCACACGGGATACATCCAAACAATTGTATTGTAGATAGTGATGGCGTAGGAGGCGGAGTTAGTGACCAAATTAGAGCAACAAACTTTGTCAACAACTCAAGACCATTACACGAACAAAACTTCTCCAATCTTAAATCACAATGTTATGTAAAACTATCTGATATGTTTAGGGAAGGGAAACTAAGTTTGAACATATTGGAACCAAGTGTGATAGATGACTTGACACAAGAGTTACTTAGTGTTAAATTAAAAGATATAGATAAAGATAATAAAGTACAGGTACAATCAAAAGATGAAATGAAAAGGTTATTAGGAAAGTCTCCTGACCTTTCTGATGCACTGATGATGAGAATGTTACCTGAAATAAAAACCCAAAAGACAACGGGTAGATACGCAATAATGTCAATATGATAAAATTTAAATTAAATGAAATAGAATATAAACTACCAGAGTTTATATCTATTGAAAATTACTCAAAGATTTATAAGGTTAAAGATTTATTCAGTGATGATTATTTTGCTGCAAAGATTATTAACATAATCACGGACGCACCATTAGAACAATTATTGGAATCAGATTATGAGGAAGTGTCATACTTAGCCGCATACATCATGTCACAGATACCATTAGAGAAACCAAAGTTCGTAGATAGATTTGAATTGGATGGTGTCCACTATGGATTCTTTCCTAATTGGAGGGAGTTGTCTTTTGCAGAGTTTGTGGATATGGATACCATCTCAACAAAGAAACCTGATGAGTTATTAAATATGTTACACATACTTGCTGCAGTTATGTATAGACCAATCATAGAAGAAAAGTCAGAACATGATTATAAAATAGAAAAGTATAATGTGGAAACGATGAAAGACAGGTCAGAACTGTTCAAAAAGAAATTAGATATTAAGTACGTTCTCGGAGCACAGTTTTTTTTTATCAACTACGCAAACAGATTTTTAAATTATTCCCATCTGTCTTCGATTCCGACACTCTCGATTTGGATGAAACTGAAACTAATGTGGGTGATGAGGAGATGGATATTCGCAGCAATTTTCAAAAAACGTATGGATGGTTCCTTGTCGTCAACAGAATTGCTGGAAACGATTTTACGAAACACGAACTTATCTACCAAAAGAAACTAATTGAGATACTAAATCAACTATCATATTTATTAGACTATGATAGGGAACAAAAGAAATTACAAAATAAACAGGTCAAAACAATATAATTTTATATTTATTAGTATATGATAGTTAACTACAAAACAATAATCCAAGATTTAAGTGGGATTGCGTACTATCACAATCAAATTAATTCCTTTGGATATGGTGATTTAACACAAATCACTATGGATATTGAAACAAAAAAGGAACCTGTATATACAAAGATGTATGTGGTACCTGGTTCTGTACAACTTGCACAGAACAGATTATTATATAATTTTTCAATTATTATATTAGACCAAATTAACGATGACTATTCCAATCAGGAAGAAGTTATGTCAGATACACTGGAGATTTGTAAGGATGTTTTCACAATTCTCTATCAATCCTACACAGCCAATTGGGGTGGTTTTTCTATTGATTATACTCCACTATGGGGTCCAAATGTTACACCGTTTACAGAAAGATTTGAGACGGTATTGGGTGGATGGACGATGAACTTAACAATAGAACAACCCTTTGATTATAATAGTTGTGTACTTCCAATATCAGGATTCACAATACCAACCAGTGTAAACAAAGTAACTTACTATCAAATCATACAAGACTTAAAAAGTCTATCAGTAGCACACGAACAAATCAATTCATTTGGATTTGGTGACATTACCCAATTAACTATGGATATTGAAACCAAACAATCACCTATATATACAAAATTATATATAGTTCCAAATGACACAGTATTAGATCAAAATCAATTAACATATAATTTCCAAGTAATAGTAGCCGATAGGTTAAAAGATGACTACTCAAATCAGAGAGATGTGATGAATGACACCCTTGAAATAATGAAGGATGTGTTCACTTTCTTGTATTTATCTGAGTATGAGAGTGAGTGGAACGCAACAGTTGAACCATTTTTAGAAAGATTTGAAGATGTATTGGCAGGATGGACAATGAGTTTAACACTAACACAACCATTTGACTACAATAGATGTAATGTCCCTGAAAGACCATTTGTAAACAAGAAGTGGTATGAACTAGCGGAACTATGGAACACTATATCTATAGACTGGAAAAACGTATAACAAACATATATAACATTTAACATGGGTATTTTAACTAACCAATTTGTTTCTCAATCCTACCAAGGATTACTTAAATTAGACGACAGCACCACCGGTGTAACCGGCACATTACAATATGTTCAAGACGGTGTTGGTAATAATTTACCTATTCAGGTATCAACATCATCTGTCAGTATCACAGGTTCATTCTTCGGTGACGGTAGTGGATTAACAGGTGTAACAGCAGTTGTTGACAGTGGTTCATTGGTAACCACTTCGTCATTTAATGCATACACAAGTTCAGTAGATTTACATCTTGCTGGTTTGGATGTTGAGACCGGTTCATTACAATTACAAATTAATCAGAAACTTGACTCAGGTTCATTTAATGCGTATACAAGTAGTAATGATTCTAAAGTTAACGCCCTTATTAATGCTACTGGCAGTTATGCTACTACTTCATCGCTTACTTCGCTTTCGCAGAGTATAGCAGTTACAGATTTTGCACAGGATGGTAGACTAACGGCATTAGAAACCTTCACAGGTTCAATAGATAGTGGTTATGTAAGTGAGGCTGAGTTTGGTTCTTACACCTCATCAATGAATAGTTTCACTACCTCAATAGATATTAGGGTTGATGCATTAGAAATTGCAACCGGTAGTTTACAAAATCAAATCAATCAAAAATTAGATACCGGTTCATTTAATACATATAGTGGAAGTACATTAAATCTAATTAATACTAAACTTGATAGTAGTTCTTTTAACTCATATACAAGTTCTAATGACGGTAAAGTCAATGACCTAATATCTAAGACCGGTTCATACGCAACCACAGGTTCTAATATATTCCAAGGTAATCAGAATATAACTGGTTCATTAGATGTTAATGGTGAAGCAAATGTATCGACAAATTTAAATGTTTCACAAAATTTAAATGTTGATGGTAACAGTACATTTAATAATCAAACAACATATAACGGTAATATACAATACAACGCAGATAGTTTTATTAAGTCAGGTTCACAAATCAATTTCAATATTGGTGATGGTGTTGATGGTGCTTATTATAGATTAAGTAGAAAGGTTAATGGTGAGTTTGGTATTGTTCAAGATCCTGGTAACTATCACTTATTAGATATTAGTTCAAGTTATGCACAGTTTGTACCACCTACATATTTTGTAAGTGGTGCATTTGCTACAGGTTCATTACAAGTTAGAAGTGGTTCATTAAATGTTATATCAAATAATACCACAGTCAATACAGATTTATATTTAACAAGTTCACAAGGTGGTCAATCAAATATGGTATTTGGTTGGAGTGATAACCCACAATCAAGTGGAGCAGGTGCAACACAAGCAAACTATACAGGTTCATTAAGAATCACAGGTAGTAACAATATTGTATCAATGCCATTAATTAGACCAACGGCAGTTGGTGGTGGAGCAGACCAACAAGGAT